CAGGCGCATAACGAATTGGTGCTCGTTATTGAAGCCATTCTCCATCACAGCTTGATAAGCAGGATGGCGGTCAAGTTGGGAAGTGATTACCACCTTCTTTTGGAAGGTAGCGGCAACCACCGGATCAACGATAGCGACTCGACCGAACTGGGGGACGTTCGCCTTATCAAAGGCAAGACGCAACTCAATCAGGTTGTCCTCATCCATCGTCCAGTTAGCGCCCAGTCCACGCCTGCGGTGCGCGAACCCGTTCACAAGGTTCGGATCAGCGGCGGTTTGACCCGCGTACGCTACAGCATGGAATCGGGACTCGAAGCGCTGTTGGATCGCACGAGTTGCCTCTTGCGAACGGCCAGCCATCAGAGTGTCGATCTGGGAACCGTCTTGACGCAGAACGTCAGTCACGTACCAAGCATCACCAATGTAGTCCGTAATGGACAAAGTGATGCTACCCGTTTCAATCGGGTTGTAAATCAGGGGCGAATTCTCTTCGACTTCCTGAACCGTAGCCGTACCGATTGATTTGATATTCAGCGTAGTACCTGCACCGAAGTCCGAGACATCCCGATAGAAAGATGCCGGAAGGATCGCGGTAGGCAGAGTACGCAGAATAAATTGGCTGTACTGCTGACTTTCAATGAAAGCGGTACTATTCAGCGTTGTATTGGACATATTGCCTCCTTAAGACAGTCCTAACTCTTTGTTGACTTCCCTCTTGATCTGTCGAAAGAACTCCGTGACTACGCCAGTGGGAGCACCCCACATGATGTTATCAGGAACTTTTACAGGTTCGTTCGGGGAAGTCAGTGCCTCTGTGTTAACAGTTGATCTAACTGTCGGAGTCCCTTTGCTCTCTATCTGGAAGTAGCTCAGAACGGCCTTAGGGGAGCGAGCAGCAAGGTTGCCTAATTCTGATACACTCAGGCCGAGGTCAGTGGCCTTCGCTTTCAGGGCTTCTTGGGTCTTTTCACCGAACTTCCCAGTGAGTGCCCCAAGGACTGCTTTTCGATTCGCTTCCTCTCTGGAGGCTAGTTCACGCTTCTCCATGATGGAGAGTACAAGTTTCTCCTGATCCTCGATCTTCGGTGCCGTTCGCTGGTCAGCTTTAGCCCCTTCTCCGAGTCTAGCGATAAGTTCTTCCATCGTATCAACCTTCGTCTTGAGTCCCCGCATCTCGGCATTCTCGGACTCCAATCGCGCTATGTGCTCTTGGGCCTTGGCTGCTCCGAGGAGGGCATCAGGTACGGACTTGTACTTCGGCTTCCCTTCGCTATTAGTGATTGCCTCAAGGAACTCTGAGTAATCAGACTTCCCTTCTTTATGGCCTTCACTCGATTTGGCGTCAGTAGTTGGTTGACCACCTTCCGCCTGTTTGGGGGATTTGTCATCTCCCATAAATTCGTCACTCATAAGGACTCCTTATCCTGTAGATCAATGAGCCTTTGAACCTCTCTTAGGGCACGTACGTAACCTGAGCAATCAGCTTGGTAGTACGGGTAAGAGGGGAGTTCGTAGGACTCAACCGAGTTCCTTTCGGTATCCTTTGACTTAATCTTGTCCTCAAGAATTCCGGTCAGAATCTCAAAGGCTCTGGATGCTGTGGCTATCTGGACCCGGCGCTCAGCCTTTAGTTCAGAGTTGTCACGAACACCTTTGTACCATTCAGTTTTCAATGCTTCCCACCAATGCGACCACCGGATTTCCGGTTAGAGCTACGGGAGACAACACGAGTATTAGAGGAGGATTTCGAGCCTCCAGAGGATAGAGGCACCTTGTGGTCAATGTCTTTCTTGTCGCCTTTGCGTACTTTACCTTTGCGGAGAGCTGCGCGTCTTGCTTGGTTCCGCGCTGCGCGGTTCTTCTTTTGCTGCTCTTGGCTGTTGTACTTACGCTGGCGAACACTGTCAGCAGTTGCTGCTTTTTTATACTCACCTTTCCTAGCCATTATACCATTATCCTCCTTGACTGTCAACACTCAAGTTAGCCGCTTCCTTCTCAACCGCCTTGTCCTGCACGGTATTAGCTATTTGCTGAGTCTCCCCTTGCTCGATCAGGGCGATATTCGGGGAGAACAGCTTGTAGCGCTCCAGACCGAATAGCTCCTCAACGAGTCTGGACATCTGCTTCGTGGAGGTATGCGCTCCGATCATGGCCCCCACAGGGGAGTTATAGATCCCGAGGAGATTCTGCATCAATTGCTGCTGTGCGAAGAAGTGCCTAGCCCCGACTGGGCGCAGCTTCCCGTTAGCGGTAATGTCATTCTTTGTCACTTGGGAGAATATCTCGACGCCAAGTTCATCATCCATGATGCGGATCGTATCCAGAATATCGAGGTTCCTACGGGAGACTTCCAGCATTGCGTTCAGAATGGGTTCCAGAAGCTCGACCTCGAAGTTCTCGACCTTCTCACGGAAGATCCTGCCCGCTGCGTTCTCAAGGGTCTGGACCTCAAAGGCCGTCTTTTCTCCCGGAGTCCGGATACCCATGGCTTGCTTAGGCGCTCCTGCGTAGTCCTCCATGCGTTGCTCAAGAAGGGCTATCTGGGTATCCGCTAGCATTGCGGATGTATCCGGAACGAGCATCTCTACATCACCCTCGGTATCCATATGGATCTCGGCACCGGGTGCCCAGTCGAACTCCTCAACCTCCCCCTTGATCTTCAGGGGCGGGTACGCAATTAGATCAAAGACATCCGCCTTAATGTTCTCGAGGTGGTCAATCCGGTACTGCATCCCTACGAGGTTATGCAGCGGTCCCATAGCGTACAGGTTATCCGGACGAAGCCTCCAGCCTACGTGCGCCTTAGTACCCTTGGGGAGCCATGACTGCATCGGCTCCATGCGAATAACACGAGTCCGATCCATGATCGTAATGACGTGATTCCGGTACATCGTATTAGTCTGAGGATCATACAAATCGCCCTCTAGCTCAAGCAGTTCGACGTACGGGGACTGGTAGTATTCGTACAGATTGCCAAAGCCGTCGATGCTGTACCCTTGGGCTTTATCGAAATCCTCTGAGCTGTACTGGCCCTTGGTCACAGAGGAGCGGAACTCCAGTGCAGCAGCGAAGGCGACCTTGCTCCACTTCTGGTTAGGGAAGTCCTCTATAATGGCAGCGAACTCGCCCAAGCTCAGGAGCTTACGGGTGAATTTAGGAGAATTCTTGAAGCAATCAGCAGCCGGGTTAATGAGGATATCCATCGGTGAGATGCGAACTACACGGGGACCGACGTAACCGTGGATAGTCTCCCCGGTGAATTCATCCTCCTTTGTTTCGGATACCCACTCTACATCAGCGAAGGCATTACCGTAATCAATGTAGTCGTACAGGAGTTGAGAGATCGTAGTCCTGAACCCACCTAGGCGGGTCTTGTTCTTCATGTAGAACTCGATAGCCTCGCGCTTAGCAGTCACTGAGTCCTCCAGCGTATGCCCTTCCCATTTGAGCCACTCCTCGTTAGGGAACAACGCCGCCATGTAGTTAGCGTGCAAGTTATCCCGGATCTGTGTGAGCTTCGGGAGAGTCGTGCTGTTCCTCCAAGGGAGGGTACGGTTAGATGTCTTGGATGTATCCGTGGCGAACAAGTAGTTCCGGAGTTCCTTCTGCTCCTCTACCCATGGCTTTCTTTGTGTGTACAAATCATTCCACATCGTATAGATCTGCGCCGCTAAATTCTGCGGTGACAGAAGCTCTTTGAGTTGTGCTACATTTCCTGCCATTAGAACCTCGAGTTCATTGTGCTGCCGAAGCCGCCGAATCGTCTATTGTAAGTCGATGGGAAGTCCACGACATTACTCTTTTTGCTTTCTCCCCGTGTCCTTGGTCTCTGTGCGATCTCTACTACACTCGCCAAGCAGTCCACTATGTCATCATGCGGGGGGCGGGCTAGAAGGATCTCATCCTCGAGTACCGAGGTGTACCCTCCCCTGTAGTGCCACATGGCGAGCTGCTGGTAACGGGGTTCCAGCACGGCAGCGATGCGCTCTTCTTTGCTGCCTTGATGCCGCGAAGGACGGAACTCATCAATCTTCAGGCTGATTGCATTCTCCTTGAACTTGGTCTTGAGATCATTAACAATGATCTGCTGAGCAGTTGTGACCTCAGCGCGCAGCTTCCTGAATCCCCATTTATTGTACATACAAATAAGCCGCTCGTAATACTCACTTATCTTGTCGGACTTGAAGCGGTCAATATCCAGTACGTATATATCGCCGGTATCCGTCATACCGATTACAACAATAGCCGTGTAGTCAGCCTTCCTGCTCAGAGAAAAAGCGAAGTCAATACCGGCGTACACATTAAGTCGAGTATCCTTGAAGTACCAGTTCCCTTGCTGTTGTACGATGAACTTCTGGTCGTAATACTGGAAGCGAGAACGATCAACACGGTTGGACTCAGGGTCATTAGGGTTGTTGTAATACTGGGCATAGAACTGTGTCTTGTCCGTGTACATAGCGTAAATACGGGCTAGTACCTTGGTATCGAATCCGAACTGTTTCCCGTCACTTCGGGCCTCCCGAGGCCAACTGAATACTCCATCAACCTCTGCGACTTCCTCTATGGTTTTCCATATCTTGTTGTGGCCAATGATCTCGTCATTCTCATCGAGGACCGGCTCCTCTTGCTTTAGCCAGATATCGTACTGGTCAGAAGGGTGGTACCGAGTTCCGGCTGCTTTCAGCATCCCGCCAGCGTTCAGAATCGAGGATATCTGACTCATTGCAGCGGCGGTCTTCCTTCTCCCATCCTCCGTGTACGCATTATCAGGCACAACTACGTCAT